CGCGATGCGCGCGGGCGGCGTTGCCGATACCGTAGCCGCCGACGATTCGAACAGCACGGTTCGGCTCGCGGTGAAGGTCTACTGCAAGGCGAACTTCGGCATGGACAACCCCGATGCCGACCGCCTTACTCAGAGCTTCGACGATCTGCTAACCATGATGCGCGGCAGCTCGGAGTTCGGGGGCGTGAAATGAGCATGTGGGCTGGCACGTGCCAGCTCATCGCTAAGACCGTCAAGAAGGACGAATACGGCGTGCAGCAGACGGAGGAAACAAAGCGCAAGGTGTTCTGCAACGTCTTCTCTATGGGCGACGCGGCCTATTACGCCGCCGCTGCCGCTGGCGTACACCCCGAAGCCGTATTGCAGATTCGCAAGAGCGCATACGAAGGTGAGCGGCTAGTCGAGTTCGACGGCGCGCGGCTCACGGTCGCGCGCGTTGACAGGTCAAGCCCCGACTTCGTGCGCCTGACGCTCGCTGAGGTGGTGGGCGACCGTGGCTGAGCAGAGCATCGAGCGGTTCATAAGCAGCTGCATGAAAGAGTGCGTGGAAGACAACGTTTCCGCGCTCGCTGAGAACGCGGGCGAAGCCGGAAGGCGCGCCGTAAAGCTGTTGAAGCAAGAAATCAAGGTGCGCACCGGTGCTTACAAGAAGGGTTGGAAGGCCGACGTTAAGACCGATGAGACGGGCACCGAATGCACCGTGCACAACCGGCGATACCAGCTAACGCACCTGTTGGAGAACGGCCACCAGATCACGAACCAGACTGGCGAGGATTACGGCACCGTTCCCGGCGACGGCGTTATCAGGAAGGTTGCAGACCAAGTGGCGCGAGAGTTCGCGGAGATGGGGGGCGACGGACGATGATTGAGCTAAAGGCGCTCTGCGGCGTTCTCGATTCGCTCGGCATCCCGTGGGCTAACCAGCGCTTCGCTGACGGTGAGGAACCGGCACCGCCCTTCATCTGCCTTGTCGCGGGCTACAACGAAGCGGCCTACGCGGACAACGGCACCTACCTTTCGTGGATGCCCTACGATATCGCGCTCTACACGCGGCACCGCGACTACGCGACCGAGAAACGCATACGCGATGCACTCGAAGCCGCAGAGTGCCCGTTCACGCTGAGCATCACGAACATTGATTCAGAAGAGCTTACCGAAGCGGCGTTCACCGTGAACGTCGCCGAGAGTTAGGAGAAAACAAATGGCACGAAACGGATTCTTCGGCGTGAAGAACTCGCATTTCGCGATCTGCACCGACGAAGACGCGCTTACCTACGAAGACCCCGTGCACGTCGCGGGCACCGTCGCTATCAGCATGGAGCCGACCGTTGAGACGGCTTCTAGCTACGCCGACAACGAGGTTTGGCTTGACAAGCAGCAGGACAACGGCGGAAGCGGCACCATGAGCTTCTACGACACCGAGGGGACGGCTGAGCTTCGCCAGCTCATCGCAGACCTCGTGGGCTACGAGATCGCGCAGGACGGGCGAACCATCCTGAGCGCAGACCGAACGCCTAAAAAGTTCGCCTTCATGTGCGAGCAGCCGGGGCACGTGCTCGGTCGCCGCCGCTGCCTTCTCATGTGCCAGCTCTCGAAGCCGACGCAGGAGCTTAACACCATTCAGGATACGCCGGAGATTACGCAGCTCGATTACCCGTTCACGTGGCGACCCGTCACCATCCCGAGCACCGACATTCGCACGAGCGGCTATGACAGCTTCACCGGCCTTGCCGATTACGACACCTTCTTTGATGCGGTCGATATCGAGCTTGCGCACAAGACCGAGTAGACCGCATAGGAGGTAGCGAATGCTTATCAATGTTGGCGAAAAGAGCTACGAAGCGACATTCAACGCGTTCACGCCGATTGCCTATTCTCGATGCTTCAATGAGGTTGTCGAGGGCGGCAGGAAGCGCCCGAAGGACATTGCGGACGCAGTTTCCAAGATCGCCGGTTCTCTCATGACTAGCGACGTGCCCGCTATCGTCCCGCTGCTCGAAATCTTCTACGCGTGCATCAAGACCGCAACGCCGAAGTTTGATATCGGATTCGATGAGTGGGTTTCTTCCTTCCCACCGGACGCGTACAACTTGGAGCGCAGGGACGGTTGGGCTTCCGACGTGATGCGCATTGTCGAGGACAACTTTTTTCCAAGCGCCGCGAAAGATGCAGTGGAAGCCGAGGGAGCCGAAAAGGCCAGCCCCGCCGCTTCCAAGTAACCTGCAAGACGCGTGCGACGCGCGATACATCTACAACTGCCAGCAATGCGGACTGACGCTCTCAGACCTTCAGATGATGAGCTACCGGCAGGTTAAAGACCTTCTGGAGATTAACGCGTTCTACGCCGACGCTGCGGCGTACTACGACGAGGACGAGAAGGCGCGCAAGGCAGAAGCCGCGTTCTGGTCATGACGTGAAGTGAGTTCTTGACGGCAGCGCACCCGCGAGGGCGCGTTGCTTCAAGCACTCATGGGACTTTGACAACCGAAGAGGGGTGATTACGTGGCGGTCACTTACAAGGGGCTTGTTATCAAGTTCGGCGGCGACACTACCGAGCTGCAAAGCGCCCTGAAGAAGGTTCAGCAAGCATCGCGCGACACCCAAAGCGACTTGCGCGATATCAACAAGGCGCTGAAGTTCGACCCCGGAAACACCGAGCTGCTAGAGCAGAAGGTAAAGGCGCTCAACTCTGCCTACGGCGAGACGAAGCAGAAGCTTGACGCTTACAAGCAGGCGCTCGCGCAGTTGGAGAGCAAGAAACAGAGCGGCGCGCAGCTCACGGCTCAGGAAGAACGGCAGTACGACAGCCTGAAGCGCGCGATCATGCAGTGCGAGCGCCAGCTTGACAGCTACGGCAGCGAGCTTGCGGACACGGCGCGACAGGCCGAAGGGTCTAAGACCGCGCTTGGCAAGCTCGGCCAGACCATCGAGGACAACGCCGACGCTATTTCAAACGCCGGGTCTAAGGTTTCGAGCGCAGGAACCGCTTTGTCTGGCGGCATCATCGGTGCGGCTGGCGCGCTCACCGGCCTTGCATCGAGCCAAGAGGAAGCGATACAGCGCAGCGGTCAGCTCGAAGTTGCGTTCACTCAGGCGGGTAGCACCGCCGAGACGGCGCAAAGCGTCTATTCGAGTTTCTACCGCATCCTTGGCGAGGAAGACACCGCGACAGAAGCGGCGCAGAACTTGGCGCGCCTGACCACGAACGAGCAAGAGCTTCAACAGTGGACAGACATTGCCGCTGGCGCTTTTGCGGTGTTCGGTGACGCTCTACCTATCACCAACCTTGCCGAGGGTGCCCAAGAGGCCGCTTCCACCGGACAGGCCGTTTCTGGCCTATCCGATGCCCTCAATTGGTCGAAGATTTCCGCCGATCAGTGGAGCGCGGCGCTTTCCGGCAACTCTGACGCGCAAGCAGCGTTCAACCAAGCGATAGCAGAGGGTCAGACGAAAGAAGACGCGTTCAACGCCGCCCTCGCGTCGTGCAGCGACCAGCAAGAGCGGTCTACGCTCATCACCGAAACGCTCAACGGGCTTCTCGGCGAAGCTGGACAGCAGTACCAAGAGACGAACAAAGACCTTCTCGCTTCGCGCGACGCGCAGAACGAGATGAACCAGAGCATGCAGGAACTCGGCGAAGCGGCCTTGCCCGTCAAGACTGCCGTTACCGAGATTGGCACGAGCCTTCTTAACACGCTCGCGCCCGCGCTCGAAACCGTCACGGGCTGGTACAAGAACCTTTCGCCAGAGCAGCAGACGCTTGTTAACAACCTCGCTCTAGGAGCCGTCGCCTTCGGCGGCGTGACAACAGCCGTTGGTAAGACGATGGAAGCCGCAGAGGGCGTGGGAAGCGCCTTCAAGACCGCTGGCGAGCTTTGGGGCGGCGCTAAGAAGCTCATGGGCGATACGGGCTTTCTAAGCAAAATCGGAACCGGCTTCTCTAACATCGTTACCAAGGCGGGCGGTCTTGGAAGCATGCTCACCGGCACGCTCTCTAGCGGATGGACGGGCTTTACCGGGCTTATCGCCGCGCATCCTATCGCCCTTGGCGTTGCCGCCGTGTCCGCCGCCGTCGCTGGTCTTACGTGGTTCTTCACGCAGACCGAGACGGGTAAGCAGATGTGGTCTGACTTCACCGGCTGGATTTCGGAGAAGTGGCAAGCCGTGCAGGATTTCTTTGCTGGCGTGCCTGAGTTCTGGGGCGGAATCTGGGAGCAGGTCAGCACTGGCGTTTCTGATTTCTGCACCGGCGTTGGCGAGAAGTGGGAGCAGTTGAAGCAAGGTGCTTCCGACACTTGGGAGAACATCAAAACCGGCGCTTCGAACGCTTGGAACGATCTTAAAACCAACGTCGGGAACCTCGCACAAGGCGCGGTCGATACCGTGTCTAACTGGTGGAACAACCTAACCGGCAACACCGATTCGGCCTTCGGGCAAATCGCTTCCACGGTGCAGAACGACATGAACACCGCGAAGACGGTTGGCAGCTCTGCGGCTGGCGCTCTGCAAGCCGCGATGAACGGCGACTGGGAGACGGCGAAGAGCCAAGCGGCAAACGCCTTCAACGCGATTAAAGACAACATCGGCTCGAAGCTTGACGCTGCCGAGAGCACGGCGGTTAGCATCGCAGACCGAATCGGCGACAAGCTGGGATTCCCCGGCCTTGGCTCGAAGGTGCAGGGCGTGTTCAACAGCATTCGGGGCTTCATAGAGAACCCTATCGAAAGCGCATGGAACGCGATTTCGAGCATTCCGCAGAAGATCATGAACGCCTTCGGCGGAATCAAGATAAGCATTCCGAAGCCAAAGCTTCCGCACTTCAACGTGAGCTGGAACGAGTTCGGCCCGATTTCACTACCGAGCGTGAGCATCAGTTGGTACGCGCGCGGCGGCTACTTCGATGAGCCTTCAATCGTCGGCGTTGGCGAAGCGGGCGGCGAGTTCATCGCGCCTGAGAAGCAGTTGCAAGGCTTCATCGAGACTTCGGTAAACCGCGCCTTCTCGCGGTTCGCCGACACGCCGAGCCAGCCCGTTAACGTCGCCGTGACGGTTTACGCCACGGTCGCTGACGGCGTGGACGCATACGAGACAGGCCAGCAGATCGGCGCTGGCATCGCAAGTAAGCTGAAGCAAAGGGGGGTGCCAGTTGCAACTTAGACGGACTAGGAACCAGCACGACCGAATCATCTTCAACGGCACCGACCTATCGAAGCTGGTTTACTGCAAGGTGCGCCGCCCCATCATGGCGACCGTCAACGCGACGTTCGAGAGCGTGCCGGGGCGGCATGGCGAGGTCTTCAAGAGCGCCTACCGTGGCGGCTACGACCTTCCCGTTGAGATTTGGCTTAGGACGGAAGACCGCCGCGAGGTCGCGGAGATGCGGCATAAGCTCGCGGCGGCTCTCTGGACGGACGAACCAGCTCCGCTCTACCTTCCTGATGACCCGACGCGCTACCTGCTCGCAATCGTGAGCGGCAGCACCGACCTTGACGAGATCACCGACGATTGCCCGACTACAACCGTGACTTTCCATATCGGCGACCCCGACTATTACGGACAGAAGCGCCGCATGGAGGTTTCGGCTGGCAACATCTACGTAAACGCTGGCGGCAACCGACCCGCTTACCTGAAGGTCACGGCGAAGCCCTCCGCTGGCAGCACGTGGCGGATTACGAACGTCGATACCGGCGAGTTTGTGGCTATCAATACCGCGCTCACGTCTTCGAGCACCATACGGCTTGACATGGCGACCGAGCACGCGACGGTAAACAACCAGACCGCGCCGGTAACGATTGATTCGGATTACTTCGAGATCAACGGACGATGCCACCTGAACATCACTAACGGCACCGCGATTCTTGAGTGGGTGGAACGATGGCTTTAGTTAGACGTATCGGCTTCACCCGCTTCAACCGCTGGGGCGACAATCTGGGGCGGCTCACGGTGAGCGCAGCGACGCACACCGACGCGCTGGACGGAACCGACGAACTGAACATCACGTGCGCCGAAGACCTTGTGAAGGGCGACCGCGTAGTCTGGATTGACCTTCAGGGAGTTTGCCACGAACACATCGTTGACACCATCGACCGCGTACACGACGATGACGGCGCGCCAGAGACGCAAGCCGTCTGCATCAACTCGGTAAACGAGACGTGGGATGACTGGTTGGACGATAAGCGGCCTTCTGGCAGCGTGTCGGTAGCCCTCACATCCATTCTCGCAGACACGCGCTGGGAGGTCGGCACGTGCGATCAGGGCGGCAGCGCTTCGCGCACCTTCTACCATGAGAGCGTGCGCGAGGGTTTGGCCGGAATCATCGAGACATGGGGCGGCGAGCTTGAAACGATCATCGTCCACGACGGCGCGGGCATCGTTAGCCGCCGCGTGGGAGTGCGCGCCAAGCGCGGCAACCAGAGCAGCGCAAAACGGTTCACGTGGACTAAAGACCTCGTTTCCGTCAAGCGCTCGGTTGCGAGCGACAACCCGAAAACGCGCGTCTACGGTTACGGCAAGGGCGTTGAGACTGAGGGCGGCGGCTACGGTCGCCGTCTCACCTTCGGCGATATAAACGGCGGCAAAGACTACGTGGAGGATGCAGAAGCAACCGCCGTTTGGGGGCACCCTGACGGCGAGGGCGGCATTCTTCCCGCCGTCGCGTCATACGTCAACGAGCAGTGCGAGGACGCGGCGCAGCTCTTGCAGGAAACGCAAGATTACTTGGAGCAAGTGAAGGAGCCGAAATTAACCTACACCGCTTCGGTTATCGACCTATACGCCTTCGGGCGCTCGTGGGAGGGCGTGGGCGTTGGCGATGACGTGGCGATCATCGACAAGGGCTTTTCTGCCGAGGGCGTGCGTCTTCATGGCCGCGTGTCTCAGATTGAGCGCGACTTGCTCACCGGCGACGCGACCGTGACGTTCGGCACGCTTACTGACACGATGGCCGACATGTGGCAGAGCGTCAGCAGCGCCCTGAAGAGCAACAGCCAGCAAAACGCGCTCTACGACACGGCGGCTGGAACGTCGGTTTCATGGCTTCAGCAGCTTCAATCCGCGCTCAACGCTCAGTTCAACGCAGTGGGCACCTACAAGGTTGAGACTTTCGAGATTGGAACCATATGGTCTAACGTCCCCATCGACGCGCATACCGGCCTTCCGCTAAATAGCACGTCCGGCATGTGGGCAATCAACATAAACGGAATGGGCTTGCGCCTTGCCTCCGGTCTTGCATCCGACGGCTCGTGGGACTGGCGGACTTTCCTAACGGGCGGAATGGTCACGGCTGACTGCATCAATGCTGGGACGATGCGCGCAGACCGAGTGCGCGCCGGGCTTCTCACGGACGAGGAAGGCGAGAACTTCTGGGACTTGACCACCGGCGAGTTCTCGCTTTCGGCAAGTGCGGAGGTTGGCGGCAAGACAGTTCAGGATATCGCCGCCAATGCGGCAAGCTCAGCCGTCAGTGCGCAGACGCAGCGTGACATATTCAACAAGCTGACTAACAACGGCCAGACACAGGGAATCTATCTCAGTGGCGGTCGCATATACATCAACGGTGAGTACATCCGATCCGGCACCGTATCGACCAACAAGATTGAGAGCTACCGCAACTCTGATACGAACGTAACCGTCGGAGCGACGAGCGACGGAAAATCGGGGTTCAGCTTCGAATGCTCAGGAAAGCAGCTGTTCGACCTTGTGAGATTCGTAGACAACGGCGTTGGGATGAGAAACACAGGCCGGTACTTCCTCGAAGCCGTGCAGTATTACTCGGGGGCAACTACCGGCAACCCTTACATCATCCTCAGCCCTCCGCAATCGACAGATTCAACGAATCAGGGATACCCGCGTCTGACTATGACCTCCGGGAGCCATGCAACGCTTGCGTTCGATTCGACCCATTACATAAGGGTTGATTCAAGCGGCGTTCAATGCCGCTGCGGGTCGAAGGGGTTCGGGTGGCTTAACGGCGAGTTCCACGAAAGTTTGACTTGGAGTTAGGGGGAATCATGGAAGACACAGCCCAAAGCGCCGCGCCGCCGGCTGCGGTTGAGCACGAGGAAGGGCTAAAGGAGATGGTATCTGCGCTTGTGCAGAATACGAACAATCTTGTTGACGCTATCAGCGTGCTTGTTTCTACCATGCAGGAATCGGTCATATCGGCCAGAGATTCAGGCGGTGATTCCTTATGAACACCAGAACGCTTGAACTCGATATTTCGAAAGAAGGTGCGGGAACCTGCGTCAAGGTTGGTCAGGGCGACAATGGCGGAACCACAATCAAGGCGCTTATCTACGACAACGGCGCTGAGTTCTCGCTTTCAGGCGCTACCGCATGGCTTGTCGTGCTTCTGCCGAACAAGCGCAACTACTATCGCGGCCAGTGCTCGGTGAGCGGCAACGCCGCCACGATCACGGTTGACGAATCCAAGCTTTGCAGCGTGTCCGGCTACACCGACGAAGCCTATTTCACGATCACGAAGAGCGGCAATACCTATTCGACGGAGCGCTTCGCAATCGAAATCCTGCGCAGCGCTCTTGACGGGCAGCAGCCCTCGCAGAACTGGGACGATGCCGTGCAAGACCTCATCAACCGTGGCAATCAGGCCGTAAGCTCAGCCAACAGCGCGGCCAGCGCGGCGAACAGCGCCGCGAGCAAGGCGAACTCGGCTGCTACGAGCGCGACCAACGCCGCGAAGGCTGCAAACGATGCCGCAGCTTCGGCGACAAGCGCAGCTTCGGCGGCGAACACCGCCAAGCAGAACGCCGACG